TTTATCATTTTTAATAAAATTATTGATAATATGCGCAAGATATTACACTTACATGGAATAGAAAAGCACGCACCCATGGCCGAAGTACGTGCTTTTTTATTTCATGGAGGAATTCCTGAACTTTTACACTATCATTATACTACTTTAAAATTCCTGATTATTCCTGATGTTTATTTTTTCTGCAATTTTCCGGATTCCCAAACTCCCCAAATCTACACAATACTTATATGCGAAATGATGTGAATTAGCGATTATTCCCCATGGCTGACACAAGAAATACCGGTCAATCAATATAGATTTAAAAATTCCGTCTTTTTCAGAGAGTAACGAAATCAACTTGAAACCCTTTGTTCGCATATCACCGTATTTATTCAGTTCGGAAATCCGGAGCTCTTCGGATGCCTTCATCTTTTCCTCAAAAGCGATGACCATGTCGGATAAATCAGATGTTTTCCCGCCGGATACTCGGTCTTTGTCATAACGAGTCGCCTTCAAAGAGATCATATCCATTTCGTACTGCATCTTACATTGATTCAGCGAATCAATTGTATGCCGACATTTCCGCATTTCCTCGAAAAAGTTTTTGACCTCCGCTTCCGTCTTTTGTGCTGCCTTCTTAATTTTTGTTGCTGCCTTTTCGTACGTCGGATCCGGGTTATGAAAAATGCCCGGTTTCATTCCGTTATTCATAATCTCGCACCATCCCCGCCATTGCAATCCTTATACTTTCGTGAAATTTTTCCGGCAAGCTCTATCTTCCAGTAAACTTGCATTTCACTAATCTGTTCGTTAGTAGTTGTTAACAAATCTAATTTATTAACCTTACGTTTTAACAGTGACCTTGCAACCCTTATAGGCGACCCACTATAAACAATGTGGTTCCCCTGTATAATTATCAGCGGTATAAACATCGACGGCTCAAGCGGGCCAAATTTAAATTTCCTCATAGAAACAGGATGCACAATTACCCGTAATAATTTATATAATTTCATCATCTTCTCCTTTCAGTGTCTTCATACTTTCACCTGCCCCACATTTTCAACTAAAAATCCATAAGTTCTTAGATTATGCTTGTCAAGCCAGTGCTGAATAACTTTGTTGATTTCTTTTTCAAGCTCTTCTTTTTGTTTTTCTGTGACATTTTTTAAAAAGTCAAAGCAATATTCGTCATAAATAACATCTGCGTTGCATGCTACGTCTTCAATAATGTTATCAACGCTTGCGGTTGGTTCGGGTCTTGAAAATAGCGCGACATAAAAGAACTTATCATCACCTATGTACCCATCAAAAACCTCTGAATATTGACCATTTTTTACATTCGTAAATTCCTTCTGTCCAGTTTCAATGGCCGATTCTTTTGTCGGGTATGTTATATATCCGTTATAATTTTCTCCATCCAGTGACACTACCCATTCTTCTTTATCCTGTTTCATTTTCTCCTCCCCCATTCCTGCCTCCGGGAATTTATCATTAAGTTTTTTATGGATTTCATCTTTTTTGACTGCATATAGTTCTCCATCAAACGCATAGTAAACACCTCTTGTATATTTAGTTAAATGCTTTTCTGATTTTTTGAAATCTGCTAAGAAATCGCTATAGCTACATTTACACTCGACTTCGTACATGTAGTCATTTTCGTTTATTAGTATTAGATCTGCTTCATGCCTAATTCTCTCAAATGCATAATCAAATCCGTTGAAATCTCCGTCATTGTTGTATCGCGGAATTTTACAGCCTGACCACGAAAAATTTACATTCGGAATAGCTATATATTTAAAACCAAAGAAATTGGCAATATAATATTGTATTTCCGCCTCTTTATTTCCTTTCGGCAAGATCTATCTACCTCCGTAAAAATCAAATTTTTATTTCTGTTACACATATCTTTAAATAGCCTGCACTCTGTGAGTACCATTTCCGACACGTCACTTCAATGACCTGCTTATCATCTTCATAAGCCACTCCGTTTAGTGCGTCTAAGACTGCTTTCAAAATGTTGTCTATATCGGGCTTCTTTGCCGGTCTGCTAATGTTATGTTTACACGCCAGCCGCTTTCCTTTCATGTAGGATTTTGGAATTGAGAAATAAGCATTGACCGTCACAGAAACATAGCTATCTATCGGAAACATTTCTCCGCCGGCTGCTAAAAAAGCAGCTTTGATCTGTTTTTCATACTTTGCTGTTTTTGCTGGTGTATAAACTGTGCCGCTCCGTCTGCTGAACCGCGGCCTTGCTTTTCCTTGAGGCTCTCCTTCAACGATAAATTCCATCCCACCACCTCAGAACGGCAAATCATCATTTTCCATCTGTGGTGGCAGTTCACTTTGAGCTGTTCCGAACTGCTCAAAATTGCCCGATCCTGTTCCCTGCGGTTTCTTAATATTGAGAGGGCAGGCGACAAATTCTGCTACAATCTCCGTCATGTACTTCTTATCGCCTTCATTGCCGTATGAGTAGCTGCTATACCGCCCCTCGACAAATACCGGCATACCTTTCTGCAGCTGATTCCCGATCGCTTCCGCCCACGGCGGCCACGCTTTTACTCGTACATAATCCGTAAATTCCTGCTTCTCTCCGTTCTGATTTACAAAATACCGGTTAACCGCCACCGTCATCGTTGCTACCGCTTTCCCGGATGATGTGTTCTTGATTTCAGGATCGCGGACAAGATTTCCGCAAATCTGGCAATTGTTCATGTTTAGCATTTTCATTCTCCTTTCAGATATAAACGTCTATTCTCCCGGATTCATAAGCCTTCCTTATATCGTCAAAAACGCTTCTCGCCTCTTCTTCCGTTTCGTATTCCAGCTCAAGCTGTTTGTACGTCCCGGGCATGTAGATGATAAGATTTTTCCCTTTTTATTGCTCCTTTCTCAAACCTCATTTTTCCGCAGGCTTTCTCCTGCTTCTATAAGCAACCTGTTCGCATGCTTCAACCTGTCAAAAATCCGTGCCATGTACCTCTGATTCATTTCTTCCGGCGTCTTATTCGTCGTAATGATTACCGGCAGGAGTTCGTTGTATCTCTTCGATATAATCGCGTCGACCGCGTTCAGTACCCAGTCATTTTGATACTCCGCTCCCATGTCATCAAGAATCAGTAGGTCTGTTTCTTTTGTACGCGTCCGGACTTCCTGCGAAAGATTATTCTGCAGAAGGCTGTCCATCAATTCCGGCATAGTGATGAAATACGCCCGGTTGTAATCTTTCATAATCTCCTGCGCTATGGCCACCGCCATTGTTGTCTTCATGCGTCCTACCGGTCCGGCGAATATAAGCCCTTGCCCTTTTGCCTTATGTGTTTTGAAATTCTTAGCGTAATCTTTCGCAATTGCATAATGGCTTTTCAGCAGCTTAGAATCCGGTAATCCTTTTCTTTCAATGTTCTGAAACGTGCAAGCATGGTACCGCCTGCCTATTCCGGCTTTATACAGCCGATTTGTCCATTTTTTTCTTTCTTCTGCCGCCTCTTCCGCTTCCGTTTTTGGATTTTGCTCATTTAAGCGGCCATTGTTTTTGATAAATGTCTCCATTTTTTCCCGGAGATCATCCATATCCCGTCCGATTCGTTCCATTGTCACCATCCGTCTTTGATACCTTTCCATTCTTCCAGAGAAGCGATATGTCCATAGCTTCCTTCCGACTTTTTGCGCTTATGTTTTTTGAGCGGCCAAAATCCGAGCCATTGATTTTCTATTGATTGCTCTACAATGAGAACAGCGTCCTCTATATTCCCGTTTGATAACTTCTTGAGTTGTGTCAAATTCTTTTTAAGAGCCGTCGGTGATACAGAAGCTTTCCTCTGTTTCCTCATGTCCATCCACTTTTTGATTGATTTCTCCAGTCCGGGAGAAGAGGAAGAAAATGCTTTGATGATTTCAGTTTTCGGAGAAGACGCTTTG